TTGCGTAGTGATTCGCGGCTGTAATCACGGCTGATTGTGAGCCATCCGAGCGGAACTTTTCCGGATTCGCCGCTTGCTGGTTATGCAGATTTGCACTCGCGAGACTATTCTGCGCGGCTGCTCCTGCCGCTCCTGTCTGCGCCTTCATCAGCCCAATCTTGGTCTCACCTTCCAGGGCCGGAATCAGCAACTCCTGCAGCCAGGCCTGTTGAAGCTGGCCGGAGGCGCCACTTTGAGGCGCAGCGCTCTGGAATGATGCCTTGGCTACGTCGTAGACCTGCTTCGCCTTTTCCACTTCTCCCGCACGGAGGAGCGATTCGGCCTTCAACTTTAACGCCTGAACCCGAGCTGGCATCGCGGCTCGACTTTCCTCATTCTGCAACGTCTGCCCCTCCGTCGCCGCGGCACTGCGCGCCATATCCGCTTGATGCTTCTCCTTTTGCATCCCCTGCTGCGTCTCGTTGTAAGCGAGCATGTCGTGAGCGGTCAAGCCCATCATTATCGCATCCCCAACGAGTCCGAGCGCGGTCTGTCCCGGCTTCGCCCCTTGCGCGAGACGAATCCCGGCCATGAGGGCAGCCTGGGCCATCTTCGGGTCGGAGCGGATCTTGTCGAAGATGCTTTGCGAGGAGGCCTCGGGCGCAACGGCCTGCGGAAGGCTCTGCGGAGGAGCTTGCTGAGGCTCCACCCCCTCCGGAGCCGGCATCCCCTGAGGGACCATCATGGACATTTGAGGAGCCTGCGGTTGTTGTCCGCCCAGGACTCCAGGCGGGACTGCCGGCACCCCAGGGACTGACATTTGGGGGTTAGCCTGTCCCCCGTACAGGATCGAATTCAGGTCCATTACCCCGCACCTCCATCCCCGCCGTTAATGATTTCGTTGAAGTCAGACATTATCCCTGCCCCCAATTCACGGCGTAAGACATGTTCTCCCGGCCAGTCCACGGGGCCATCTTCTGGGCCGCCGGGTCGTACTTATAGAGCTGCCCCATCGGGTCGACGTACAGGCCGTTCATGCCCTGAGCCCCTGGGTAGAAGTCACTCGCAGGTTTGAGCGCCCCAGGCTGATACCCGACGATGAAGCCGTTGTTCTGCTGGACGGGTTGCTGCGGGAGAGCCGCCGCGACTTGCTGAGCCGCCTGCCCCATAAGGGTGCCAGGTTGTCCTGCCTCTCCGATGGCAGTTCCCATGGAAAAGCGGCTCGGTCCCCCGGTCATCGGATTCTGGCCCACAGGAGTTGGACCAGCTGAATTCAACAAACTTGCTCCCGGCTGTAAGGCTCCTTGCATCAGAGTCGCTGCCTGAGCATTCCCACCATTCATACCAAGAAGTTGTGCGTAGTCAAGCATATCATTTCCCGTAGATAAGTTCGCCAAGGGCCTGTCTCTTACGCGCGATAGGGGCAGGTCTCGGAAGTGGGGTCAGAGCACCAATATGCGGTGCTCTGGCTAGAGGGGCTCCTGGTGCCGGATAAAGTGGACTCTGCCCACCAAGCCCCATCTTCGCCAGCATGGCTAGCTGCTCATTCGTGAAGGACGGGGCTTTACCGGTGGCTTCTTGGGGGGCGTCCGGGGCTGCGACGGCGTTTTGCATGGCGACATCTGTTTCAACTTGACCTCCGAGGCCGAAGGCGGGGCTCAGCCCCAGCATTGTTGCGTAGTCCATGGTCTCTCCTTAACCCAACGCGCCGAGGATACCGCCGGCGACGGCGCCAACTGCGGTTCCTGCTCCCGGCATGAAAGCCGTGCCAATTGCTGCACCGGAAGCGGCTCCTCCAAGAGCTCCTTGGGATCGACTTTTTTTCGCTGCATCGGCAGTGGAGACCGATGAAGTGCTCGGATTCGCCCCACCGTAGACGATGTTGGCGTAGTTCTGCAGCTGTTCCCACGGCAGACCCATCGTCTGAGGAGCCAGAGCAAGAGTCCGAGCGAATGTGTCCTGACCCTTGTCGTAAGCTGCCGACGCCATCTTCCCAGCCATATCCGAAGCATTCTGCGTATATCTCCCAGCCGCGATTCCTTCCGCCACACCCTGACGAACTCCGCCGAACTGCCCGGAATCAGTCGCATTTGTCCGAATGCTGGACAGGACGCCGCCCGGATCGACGTACTGCTGCGTCATCGGGCGCAGGGCAGCCGTGATAGCCGACTGCAGATACGGATTATTCTGCACGTCCATGGCACCGGTCAGGCCGTACTCCATGGCCTGGTTCGCCAGATGCGACCCAATCTGCTGCTGCCCAGCCTGATGAACGGCGAGATTCTGAGCCGCCGACGACATCGAGGGAGCTGTCTGATTGTAGATTCGCTCAGCCTCCCCCATGATCTGAGCTCGGTGAGCAGCCTCCTCAGGCGAGTAGTTCTGCTGAGTCGTAGTCGAACTTCCACCTTTACTACCTCCACCACTCATTCTGGTCTCCTTCTGAGTGAGTATGTCATAACGTTTGCAGTTCTTTCGAAGTTCATCCCGGAAAGCATCGCGGCCACACTATCCCGACAGGTCGCTTCCAGCTCATCCACATCATTCGCGAGGAGCCAGGTGATCATATACTGAGCGCCTTCCCTCCAGATGCGAGTGATGTTCTTCCCGTCTATCGCAACGACATTACAGGTTTTCTTGTGCGAATGCTGGAGCAGTTGCGTCACCATCACGCCGAGGATCTTACCTTCCTCATACGCGACCCAGAGCTGCATCTGCTCCGCGTGCAGGCAGGAGCGTACATATTCAAGACTGAGTTCGCCCCGGCTGTAGTCGAGAGCTGCCTGAATCCAAGGTATGACCGAGACCCAAACAGACTCGATGGCTTGTCCGGTTAGGGACTTGATGGTAAATGGGGGTAAGAATGTCCGTGTAATTCCCCCCATCAATTCTACAGCTTGACCCATGCTCCACCTTTCCTTTCGTAATAACCAGCTCCCGAGCCGGGGTTCCACCCAACTCCATCCGCATTTACAAGTTGCCCATCTCTCGGCTTCAACGGAGCAACGGAGAGAAGCGGGAAACCTCTCCCCGATTGCAACAGCTCCACCTCAGTCCAGAGGCGCTGCAGCTCCGCCGCGAGATACTCGGGAAGGTCTTGCCCCTCGGGAATAGTCGGCTTCGGGCCTAGTGGCATCAGTTCTCTCCTGAAAATTCAACTTCCGCGTCCAGCCCAAGCAGGGTCCAGGGGCCGCCTCCAGCCGACTCAATCCGTAAGCCGAACAAGCGCCCATTCGCGGTAAAGTCGAGCTTCTTCGTCACCCCGATAGTGTACGATTTCGGGCTCTTCCAGACAATGCCTTGATCGGGGAAATTCTGAACTCCGAGAGTGAAAGAGAGAACATCACCTGTCGCCCCCACCACCCTCGGCCAGACCCGCTTCAGGAACTTCATCGCCGTCGTGTCAGGCGGCTGGTTTGCTCGAACAGGAATCCCAATTCCAACCCGCTCGCACAGAGTAAGCGCTGTCCGCGTATTCCCCGAGTCCATCTGGTACAGGCCGCCCGATACCACGCCGAGAAGACGGTTTATCGTTTCCGATTTTCCGAGGTCCGCCCAAGTCCGCCCTTCCGTATCCCAGGTTGAGCTGATCGTAGTCCAGGTCTCTGTTGGGGAGAGGAGCCGCCCTGGAGTTACCGCGAAACAGGAGACGGGCAAGTCCCGAATGCTGAAAGTCTTAGAAGTCCAGTTGTAGATCAGTACGGTATCGACTGCGTTGAGAACGCTCGTCCGAAGTGCTAAACAGAGCCAGACTTCCGATTCCGCCGTGTGTAGAGTGAGGAAGCTGAAGCGCAGGCTCGTCCGACTCATACTGCGGAAAAGAGAACGAACTCGATTGTCCGCGAGAGAAATTGCTGACTGCCCGTTGTGCAGGATTAGGTCATCTCCGGTAAAGCAGATATGCTGACCCGGGAGGAACTCGACCGCACAGTTCGGCCTCGGTAAGCCGAAGGTATCGAAGAGCTTGGTGAACTTGAAGATATACGATCCGCCGATGTACTGCATCGACCAGACACTATCCTCTTTATACAGGATTGCAACGTCCCTCAGCGGGACAAGGTCAATCACGGCGCCCTTCGTCTCGCTCAGCGCATACTCCCCTGCATCTTTCGTCGTGTCCGTCTCGTCCCAGGAAGGCGGGACAAGCCCCGGATCCGCTGGGTGACTCCACTTCACCATCGAGTTATACCTGGTCGAGCCCTTGAGTACATCCAGCGCGATAAGGAAATTCTTAAAGGCACGGAGGACTGTACAGCGGACCGTCGATTGCCAGTTCGGCAAGTCAATCAACTTCGTCCCAACGGCAGTCGGGTTCCAGACTTGCGGCTTATCCACTCCATTCGTGAGGAAGAGTAAGTTGTGCAGATTCGCCGCGTACCAGCGATTTGTCGTCGCGCCAGTATAAACGCCGCTGACCCTGGTGATGTCAGTAAGAGTCGCCCCGTTCAGCGCGTAAACAGCTACATTCGCGCCCACGCACCAAAGGGGGGTATCTGTTGAGATATCGACGGCAGGGGCTGCATCGTGAAAGGCAACTCCGGAACTGGCGAGCAAGCGGTCCGCTCGCGTCGGCTGGATTCCGGTCGCGTTGAAGCGGACATTCTGCCCTCGCGTCCAGGCCTTCGGCGGAAGCTCGGACGCGGAGAGGTCAAGATTCAGGCCAACGCCGGCCTGACCTGGATCCGTAAGGGGAAAAGAGATGATTGGCATAGGAGCCTCTACAGAGCTCGAACCAGACTGCCACTGAATTGCGTATTGCGACCATAGGCGATGTAGGGCGAAGTCCCGTTCACGGTGCAACGCAGATGGGCGTAGTCGGTTGTACCGTTCATTTGCAACAGAGTACTTACCCCGCAACCGCCTCCGCTGAGAATCGACTCCGAAGCCATTGCAGCACCGTTCTTCATGATGGTCGCGGCCATGGAGATGACTGAGGTCCCTCCAGCATAAGCCAGTCCATTGACCTGATAGATTCCCGGAACGTTTGGAGTCCAGCGATGCGTCCCGGTGCTGAAGCAAGAGCCGATATCGAAGTCTTCCGTGTCGATTCTGACATCGGTTGCAACTCCGGAGGTCACGGCCATATTCGCCGAGCCGTTCGTCATGATGGCACAAAAAGCCGGCCCTGTAGACGAAGGCGTGTCTGGAAAGAGGAAGGCGATCCAGTCCGTTCCATTCAGGATAAACAAGGCGCCTGTATTGCTAGCGACCGTAAGCGTGGCCGCTCCGTTGATCAGCGCAGCATCATCCGTCGCGACGAGGATGGCGGAGGCCCCGGTTCGCAGGAACCAGTGAGTCCCGCTCGGCAGGCCTGCAACTGTTGGAAGGTTCGCAGCAGTCGCTCCGGTCCCGACGTAGATCGAGCCAGTCTCCGCAGCCGCGAAACTGAATGTGGCCGCTTGATTGATCGTACCCATATCGACCTTTCCTCGTCCAGGAAAGGTCGCCTTCAGAGCGGCTTTCACCAAACGGAGGTGATCATCCCCTTCACTCGCCCCGTCTCCCGCGGCGGGGTATGCGCTGTTCAGATCATTCAGAAAAGATGCGCTTTCGACAGTCATGCGTGACCTCCCATCGCTCGTTCAAGATTGACTTCTCGTTGATTCTCATTCATAGCGAGGAGGCGCTGCCAAGCCGCCGCCGCATCATTTCCAAAAGCTGCTGCAGCCTTGTCGTCCCGGATGTGCTTCGTCGCCAGCGCGTGGCCGACGATTGCAGCAACCAGGTCCCCCGCATACTGAAGCCAAGGAACCTCGGTCGTCGCGATGTGAATCGGAGCGGATTTGGCATAATACCTCCAGCCGATGGAATACACCGCGTCAGGCAGGGGGTAGAGGCGCAACTCGGTCGCATGGATCGAGTAATACTGAGGTTTGCCCGAGCCGGGAAGGTAGGAGAGGGCCTGATCCGGTTCCTCCTTTTCCAGCCAGTAGTTCCCCTCCGGGAGGATGAGGTAAGGCCTCCCCGCCTCGATCTCCCGAAGAAAGTCGACCGGCAAGGGAACTGACCGTGTTCCCGCCTCGGTAGCCAATCCAACCGCATCCGCTTCCAAAAACCAAGGCAGCCATGAGTTCGCCTCCAGGATATACTGCTGGGTGTATTGCATCTCGGAGACAGCTCGCGCGGCCATATCATCCCGGTCGCCCAGCCGCCACCCGATCAGCGTGATTAGTTCATCTCGCAACATG